AAACAACAAGATCTTTGTCTAAATTTTCAGCAATTTCTGTGTACTTTGGGGTTATTTTTTGGTAGCGCCTACATTGTACAAACTCATTATCCAATTTATTCCATAATCGTGCACAATTAGCCCACATTTTAGTAAGATTATTGTCCTGTAGTCTAAAAACAACACGACGGGCTTCTTCTAATCTGAGGTGTAGTTCTTCATTGTGCATAATATAGTAATTATACTATAAAAGTCGAAACATGTCAATCCCATAAATACTACAATATAGGAACAGAAATGGCTCGTTTAAGTCTTTGGAAAGACGGTTTACACACAAATGATTATAAATTCATGGATCGTCGTATATCCGAAATGTTTACCATTGGCGGTACTGGTATTTTATTAAACAAATACCTTGGGCCCATTCAACAAACTGACAGTACAGATTTAACTCAACCCGATTACACTAACCAAAGTGCACAAAATATACAAGATATGTTGTGGCTGGAAAATCGTGATCGCAAATATGATACTAATGTTTACAAAATGCGTGGAATTTATCAGCGCGGCGATGCTGATTTTGATTTAAGCCAATTTGGCTTGTTCCTGCAAACTGGTACTATTTTTATGGTATTCCATTTACGTGACATGGTTGACATGATTGGACGTAAACTAATGTCTGGTGACGTATTGGAACTACAACATTTAAAAGATTACGATGCGTTAAACGAAGATGTTCCGGCTGCATTAAAAAGATACTATGTTGTTAGTGATGCTAGTTTTGCCGCAGAAGGATTTAGCCCCACATGGTGGCCACACTTATGGCGTGTTAAATTAAACCCAATGGTTGACAGCCAAGAATACAAAGATATTCTTAATAATATTGCCGCTGGATCAGGAACTACTACACCAGTCGGGGATATTTTAAGTACATTAAGTACATACCAAAATATAAACAATGTAATTATTCAACAGGCCGAAGCCGATGTTCCACTTAGTGGATACGACACCAGTAAAATTTATACTTTGCCAACCAATGATGACGGTACTATTGCCATAGGCACACCAGTCACTGCCGACATTAACAGTATCACTGCCGACAATGCAAACGTAAATGCCAGTTCAGGTGTAGGTAGTCCATTGGCAAAAGTAGAAGGATACTTAACTGGTGATGGCACTGCGCCAAATGGGTTGCCTACTGGCGCCGGAGTGTCGTTTCCGTCAAATCCTGCCGCAGGCGATTACTTTTTACGTCTTGACTATATGCCAAATCGCTTGTTTAGATTTACAGGCAGTTATTGGACCAAGATTGAAGATGCAGTAAGAACTAATATTACTCCGGGAACAGATAATTCTACTCAACGTGGCGGCTTTGTAAATAACACTAATACGTTTGTAGACCGTGCAGGTCAAACACATAAAGAACGTCAGTTACTGAGTCAAGTACTAACACCTAAGGCAGACAATTAATGAGTGCAGTTTTATTTGCATACGATGGACAGATACGTCGTTTTGTGACACAATTTATTCGTATGTTTTCAAACTTTCAAGTTGAGTTTGGACAAGACACCAATGGCACACGTACATTACAAACTGTACCAGTTTACTACGGCGATGCCAGCAGGCAAGCATCAGTTATACTGCGTAACAATAGTGAAAACTCTTTAAATGCAGTTCCTGCAATGGCAGCTTACATATCAGGTTTAACTTACGCCAGGGACCGTGTGCAAAATCCCACTTACGAAGGAACTTTGCGCATAAGAGAACGTACTTACAACGAAGGATCACAGACTTATGCCAATACACAGGATGGAATTTATACTGTTGATCGTTTGATGCCTGCACCTTATACATTAGGCATGAAGTTGGACATATGGACCAGTAATACTGAACAAAAACATCAAATCATTGAACAGATATTACCATTGTTTAATCCTAGTTTAGAAATACAAAGTACAGTTAACTATGTTGACTGGAGTAGTTTAAGTGTAGTTCAATTAAATGATGTTGCTTATACTAGTCGTAGTGTTCCTGCGGGCGGCGACGAAAGCATTGATATTGCAACGCTTTCTTTTGAATTGCCAATTTGGTTGAGTTTACCAGCTAAAGTTAAAAAGATGGGTGTTGTGGCTAGAATCATTGCCAGTGTGTACGATGCACAAGGTGATTTAAATGCCGACTTACTAGCCACTACACAACAACTGGCATTCCAACAACGTTATACTCCAATGAATTATAAAGTTTTTTATTCTGGAAATTCGTTAACGCTATACAACGGTACTGCAAACGAAAGTGACGACAACATTTTTGGAACTACTGCTGACTGGCATGGTGTTGTGAATTTTTATGGCACGTTAGTTAATGGCATCAGTCAAGTACGTTTGAGCTTTGACTATCCAGATGGCCCACATGAAATTGTAGGCACTGTTGCTTATAATCCCACTAACCCATCACAACTGATATTTTCTCCAGATACTGCAACATTGCCAGCAAATACGTTATCACCAGTTACGGCAATTATAGATCCGTTTAATGTCGAAGTCAACAGCACATTATTAAATCCGTCCACAGGCACTAGATATTTGATTTTAAATCCAATCGGAGATATTAATACTCCCAGTGCAGTAGCTTGGGCAGGTGCACCGGGTACAAATTTAGTGGCTAACGCCAACGATATAATCGAGTGGAACGGCACATATTGGACTGTTGCATTTGACAGTGCCAATGGTGGTGTAGAGTATGTAACAAATTTAACTACTACAGTTCAATATCGATGGACTGGTGAAAGCTGGGTTAAGAGCTACGAAGGACTTTATAATCCTGGCGATTGGAGTTTAGTACTTTAACATGAGCACACATACTGAAGGATGTGGTGCATTGGTGTATGCCCGATCAACTAATCGTTATTTGTTTTTGTTAAGAAACAAAAGCAAACATTCGGGGTCCTGGGGTATTGTTGGGGGGAAAATTGATCCTGGTGAAACTGTAATACAAGGTCTTGTAAGAGAGATTAACGAAGAAATTGGGCGGGACTTTGCAGATCGTAAATTCATACCACTAGAAACATTTACTGCCGACAATCACCAATTTGTATACTATACATTTCTAGTAGATGTAGGCGATGAGTTTGTACCTGCACTCAATGATGAGCATCGTGGTTATTGTTGGGTAGAGTTGCAGGATCATCCGAGGCCATTACATCCTGGCCTATGGAGAAGTTTTAATTTTAATATTGTTAAGAAAAAAATTAAAACTCTTGAATCAATACTAAATTAACCTAAGTCTGCTTCTAGCACAAACGAGCGCATGTCGATTGTTCTAACGTTTGGTAAGCTAAGTATTTCATCTGGCCACCACCATTGTGCAGTGGGCATAATACGAACAAACTCAACATCATTGTAAACTTCCATAACGTGTTTTAACGTCAATGTAAAATATGCGTGATGCTGTTTTTCGTCTTCAGGTGGATACGCATTGGTGCCTTTGTATACATTATTTTGGGGGCCAAGGTCATGATAGCTGTCATAGCCAAGCAAAAATACTTTTTTATGTCCGTCAAAACATGCCATGTATGCAGCCAAAGATCCAGCATCATAATACACATTTTGTGGAATTAAATAAAACTTTCCCGGATAATCTAAAATGTATCCACCATTTACATAAACAATTCCTTGATCGCAATAACCAGATGCTGCAATTTCTTTTACCATATCATCACCTGTAGCAATCAAAAAATCAGGTGACCAGTCTCTGTATAGTGCATTACATCCATAACTTTGCAATCTATCTGCTCCACCAAAACCAGCTTTATGATTAGTGATATATTGCAAATCAAATCCAATTCGACTTTCGCCGTTGCCGATTGCAATAGCTTGTTTGGTGGTGTGTGTATTAAACACTGAATTTGGTACTAATTCAGTTTCAGGATTCCATTCGGCATTTTGCAATGTCAGTTTTGTAATAACATTTTCACCTGAATATTGGCTGCGATATAGTTTTTTTAGTGTTTGCATTTGAGATTCCTGTTATATTGTATTTATTGTATTACCATGAATAGTACTAATAGTACTAGGACCAGTGCTCATCTTTAGAAACTTCAGGTTTTTGCTCTCCAATTGCAGTGACTAATCCTGTGGTAATGTCAAAAACTTGTTTTGTTACAACTGTGGCATAATTGTTGTAGGCGTTGTATGAATTGACTGTAAAATCAACATTGGCCTGAGTAGTTAGTCCAACAGCCAGGCTTTGCACATTGCCCACTGTACTGGTTATCCCCATTACATTACCAAATGCTATCAATGCCATATTAACCTTTTAGTATCAAACGACCTGTTATGGTACCATCCAATTGAGTTTGACCGTAAATGCCGTTGATCACATACATGCGTTCATCAGTGTTTGCAGTAAATCTTAATGGTGCAAACATAGATACTGTGTTGGTATAAATTCCGGCTGCGGCACTCAGTGTTACTGTTGCAATTGAACCAGTATTTATGGTTCGTATGGCCGAGGGCGCTGCGTTACCTAAGGTCCACAACGAATAGAGACGATTACCTTTAACTGCGGCAAATCCAGTTGAACTCACTACAGTTTCCAATTTACCACCTACTAACAATTGCCCCCTAAATGGCGTCACAAACAAATCGCCTCCGGCTCCATTCAACCTGGCCCCGATATTGGTGACGGTGCCGGATGAGGCCCCAGCAGTTGACGTTTGACTATATTTTGTTACTACTCCAGCATTCATTGGGGCAGTTGTTGAAAATTCAGATATTAACAATGTTTCGCTATCTGTTGTATTATTGGATACGTACCCGGCCCATATGTGCCAAAGACGGTTGGTTTGGAATGCATCATAGTAGTATGCTCCTCCAGGATAGTAGTTAGTGCCTGCCCCGTTGATATACGTGGGCACATAGTTAGCCGATCCTGTATTGGCAGAAAAACTGGTCACATACACATTGGCGGAGGATGCTGAACTATATGTAACTGTACTAATCCATACATTGCCAGTATAGTCTGGCATAGGAGTTGCCATAATAGTGGTAGCAAGTGCAGCATTGGCCAGTACATAAGTATTGCCGGTGGATATAGTAAAAGTAGCCTGATCCAATGTTACCACTGTTGGGTGTGCATTACCTGATCTAGCACCAGCATAAACATTTTTCATATCAATGCCCAAGTAACTGCATCCGTTGGCCAGAGTTTGTGTGCTAGTGGCATAGCTGTTGGCATAGGTTATGGTGTCGATCTTGACAATGCCATTGGCTGCAGAGCCGTAAATTGTTCTTTGTCCGTCAAACACAATGTCATGAATACCATTGGAATCTGCTAATCTACGTACGGAGTTACCGGCTTGGCCGGTTGAGATCGATGTGGTGCGTATACCATCGGCAGCTGCAAACCAAATGTTATCACCAATGGCAATGGATTTGCCGGCAGCCACATTGGTATTACCATAA